GACAAGGGCCCGCGGGGGCGGCCGGGGCCGTCGGATCGCCCCGGCTTCTGGCAGACTGCCTGCGGTTTGCCGGGAAGGCCGCGGATGAGCCGGCCGTCTGGCTGCCCGTCCGGATCGACTGGCGCGGCCGCATGTACTACGACGGCTACCCGCTCAACCCGCAGGGCGCCCAGCCGCAGCGGGCCTTCCTACGGTTCGCCAACGGCCATGCCCCGGGCGATGACGGCGAGCGGTGGATGATGCGCAACCTGGCCAGCCTGTTCGGGTTCGACAAATGCACGCCGGCCGAGCAGGTCGATTGGGTCAAGAAACGGTCTGACGACATCTGCCGGGCCGCCGCCGACCCGGTGGCGTCTACGTGGTGGCGCGACGCCGACAACCCGCTTCAGTTCCTGCAGGCCTGCCGGGAGTGGCGGACATACTGCGACGACCGGGCAGGATTCCGCGCCCATGCGCCGATCCACCTGGACGGGTCATGCAACGGCAGTCAGCACCTGGCGGCCATGGGGCGGTCTGCGACCATGGCCCGGGCCGTCAACATCACGGCAGGCCCACGGTCGGACCTGTATCAGCTCGCCGCCGACGCCCTGCACGCCGCCATCATGGCTGCCGACAAGCTGCCCGCCGACATCCGGGAGATGTTCGCCGGGGGTGTGCCGCGGGCATTGGTAAAGCCCATCGTGATGAACCTGCCCTACGGCCTGTCGTTTCCCACAGCCACCGAGTACCTGCGCACGAAGGGCCTGCCGGCATCCGGCCTGCCGATTGATCCAGATCAACACTGGCGGTATGCGCGCGAGCTGTCGTCGCTTGCGTGGCATGCCTGCACGTCCGTCTGCGGCGACGCGCTGGCCGTCATGAAACAGATCAACGGCTGCGCCCGGTCGCTGATGTCCGGCGGCGGGTTGGAATGGCGCACGGCCGACGATTGCGTCGTCACGGCCACGCCCGGCGATTCCAAGGTGCGCGTCATCACGACGCGAGCCGGGTCCGTCGCAATTCGAGAAGGGCACGTGCCGTCCAACGATACGCGGTCCGTCGCACCGAACTTCACGCACTCATGCGATGCGACACATATGCGAGCCGTCATCAACGCCATGGTGACGGCCGGGCATCCGGAACTGTGGATGATCCATGACTCGTTCGGCTGCCTGCCCCACGCCGCCGACGACATGCAGCGGATCATTCTCGACCGATTCGCGTGGCTTCACGGCCAAGCCGACCCATTCCGTGCGCTCTATCTCGCAGCACATGGCGCAGAACCGGACCGAGGGTGGTATGATCCCGCGGAGATCATGGAGTCAGTCTATGCGTTCCGCTGAGACCATCGAAGCGACTTATATCGCGCACATCCCCGCGGCACTTTTTACCAAAATCGTGAGCGAGCTGCCGCAGCCGGCCGTCAACAACCAGACGACCGAGCTTCACGCCGGGTTCCTGCTGGGGGTCCAGCACGCCATCCAAATGTTCAAGGAGCACGTCAAATAATGGGCCTTCACTTCCGATTCCTCCGTCCCATCACGAAGCCGGTCCGGCAACTGTTCCGCGCCATCCGCAAGCCGTTCCGACGCGAGCGCCAGCAGGAGGCGCAGGAGGTTGCCGACGCCAACGTCGAGGCGCAGAACCAGATCAACAACGCCGCGCAGGAGTCCGAAGATCAGGCGGCGATCCTCAAGAACCAGCAGGCCATAGTCAACGCGAACCTACAGGCCGAGAAGGACACGGCCAAGGCGCTTGAAGAGACCCCGGAGAAGGCCAAGGTCGCGTTAGGCGATGAGCAGGACGAGAGCCGCGGCGGCTTCAAGTTCTTTGCCGACGATCCTGGCGCGCTCGATACCAGCGCCGAGTTTCGCCGCAAGGCCCGCAACTGGATGCGCTGATGAGCATATCCCTGCAAGCCTTCGACCTGATGCGCCACCGCGGCAGTATCGATGAGGAGGCGCCGCACGAAACGTGGGACCGGCTCGATCTTGCCCGGCAAGATGCGCTTGGCCGCGCCCGTCGAGCGGCCGCCATCATCAATCCCACGCTGCTGCCGCCCGTCGGCGTATCGCCGGACAACTGCGAAGCTTCGCCCACCGGAACGAGCATGATGTCAACGCTCGTCTCCGGGCTGGCAAGCCGGGTGCATGACGCGCTCTTCCCCGACTCCGTGCCGTTCGTTGCCGTCAAGATGACGAAGAAGGGCATCGAGGGACTGGCCGCCCAAGGGCTGCTGAACGGGTCCGAAGCCGAGGTCCGGGCGACCATTGCCGAATCCGAGGCTGCCATCGAGGCCGAGATCATGAAGGAGTGGGCGCGCTGGGGGCAGTCTGCCGCCACGCAGACGGCCATCCTGCACGCGGTCACGATGAACGGCGGCGCCCTGCTGCTGAACGACTCCGGCGACCTTGAGGCGCTGGCGCAGGATCAGTTCTGCGTCGAGATCAGCCGCGGCCGAATCGTCACGTTCGTGGTCGGCCGGGCCGAGATGGTGCTCGACATCGACCCGAAGAAGCTGGAAGCCCTTGGCATCGATGACGTTGACGATCACGACTATCTGCCCGTCGTCACACGGTACGCGGCCAAGCGCGACGGCAAGCGCATTCGTTTCGAGATGCGCCAGTCCATCGACGACGAGGAGCTGCCGGACGAGTTTACCAAGATGATCGACGCCGAGGACGTGCCGTTCATCTACGTGCCGTGGCGCATCCCTCCGGGCGGCAACTACAGCGTGGGTCCGGTGGCCGAGAACATGGGCGACATCGAGGCGATGACGTACATGCTTCAGGCGTCGATGATCTACGGCACGCTGATGTCAGAGGTTCGATTCCTGATCGACCCGGCGGCCGGGATCAGCCCCGAAGACTTCGCGGCCATGGAGAACGGCGACGCACGACGCGGCCGGGCCGAAGGCGTGCAGACGGTCCAGGTTGGCGACTATCGCGTGCTTCAGTCCGTCACGCAGGCCGCCGACATGATCCGCCAGCGCCTCGGCGCAGCGTTCGTTGACACGCAATCCGTCGTCCGCAACAGCGAGAGAACGACGGCCTACGAGGTCCAACAGGTCATTGCCGGCCTGAACCAGACCTACACGGCCGTCTATGAGGGCATGGCGAAGTTCCTGCAGCTTCCCATCGCCAACATGCTTTTCAAGCGGATGAAGATCAAGGTGGACGACACGTTCGAGCTGTCCATTTCCGCAGGCAAGGCCGCCCTGTCGCGTGCCGCCGACGCTGCCCGTCTGCAATCGGCGTTTGCCCTGCTGGCTGCAAGCGGTCAGATTCCGCCGAACATCCTGCAGGCACTCAACTCGCAGGCGCTGATCAAGCTGGCGTTTAGCTACAATAGCCTGCAATCCAATAGCCTTGTGCTATCACCCGAAGAAGTTCAACAGGCCGCAGCCGCACAGGCACAGGCCGAACAAGGAGCCGCCCCGCAATGAGCGACGAAGCAGCAATCCCCGAAGACGACGCCATCGACTTCGAGCAACCCTATCAGCCCGACGAAGACGAAGACACCGGCGCGCCCGAAGACAAAGGGCGCGACGACGAGCCGTCGCAGTCCGAACCCGAGCGCAAGGCGTCGTCCGACGAGTTCGACCACGACGCCGATCTGAGCCTGCAGAGCGCGCTCCGACTGATCGCGGCCGCAGGGATCCCCGAGGACGGCATCGAAATGTATGCCGCATCTCATGGCGACTTCGAGCGCCTGAGCGATTCCCTGCGCGGCAACAAGGACCGCGATCTGATCCTGCGGCTGGTGAAGTCGTCCTATGACGCATTCCGCCACGGCGAAGAGCGCAAAGCCGCCCGGATCGCAGCCGAGATCGAGGAGTTTGCCGGCGGGAAGAAGGCGTGGAACGACATGCGCAAATGGGCCGAGGCCAACGCATCGCCCGAGGAGCTGGCCGACATGAAGGCGGCCATCGAAACCGGCGGCCCGGCGGCCCGGCTGCTGATCCGCCTGCTGAAGCAGATTCGCAGCGCGCCCAAGGACGATGCCGGCGAGTACGCCGAGGAAGAAGCCCCCCGTCGCACGCCGCGTGCATCGCATAAGCGCGGCCCGCTGACGGCGGGAGAAGTGAACAAACGCATTGGCGCCCTGTATTTGAAGTACGGGGAAGCCGCCGCAAGGCGCACGCCCGAATATCGGGCACTCATGAATGCCATCAACTGAAGGAGATTGATCTATGGCATGGCAAGACGCATCCGTACCTGGCCGGTATGGCAAAAAAGGGACGGCATATGACCCGGTGAAAGACACCGAGGCATTTGCCAAGGAAGTTCTGAACATCATCCGCGAGATGGTGCCCAAGGTCTCGCTGGCGCACCAGATGATCTTCTCGCATCACCAGCTCAACAACAAAGCCCACGTCGAGTCGAAGGCCATCGGCGGCGGGCAGATTCAGGCCATCACGCCGATGGAGCCCGCGCCCAGCAGCGAAGCCGTGGTCGGTCGCACGCGGATCACCGTGGACCGCATGCTGTCCATGCAGCACAAGCTTGACCAACTGCAGGAAAAGCAAAATGACTTCGACTTCCGCAAGAAGGTCGGCCGCCTTCATAGCCTGCGTTTCGCCCAGTACATCGACAATGCCGCGCTGATTGCCGCCACCAAGGCCGGCATGGCCACGGCCACGGCCTACAACGGGCTGTCGGCCGAGCAGAATGCGATGGGCGGCACGCAACTGTCGATTGGCGCGGCAGATCGCGCCCGCAACCCGTCGGCCGTGTGGGAGGGGCTCACTACCCTCATGGCCACCATGGCGGAAAACCAGAAGGCCATCGTGAACCGACACAGTGGCCACTTCATCGTCGTCCGCCCGCTCATGTGGGACACGCTCGCCAAGGCGCAGCAGGTCTACAACCGAGAGTACAAGACTTCCGACGGCACGTCGCGTGAGGTCGAGTCGTTCACCATTAACGGCGTGCCCGTGGTCAGTTCTGCCAACCTGCCGGCCGGCCAGGACATCACGACCCACCTGCTCAACAGCGCGAACAACAACAACTTCTTCAACGGCGACTTCCGGAAGGTGGTGGCGCTGATCACCCACCCGGACAGCCTGATGAACGCGTTCAACTTCGAGCCGACCCCCATGGTCGAGCCCCCGCGGGCTGGACAGAACTGGTGGTCCTACCAGACCATCGCCGCGTTCACGTTCGGCGTGGACGACGTGTCGCAATCGGCCGTCCTGACCATCGACTGATGCAGGGCTGATCTAACTTGCAACCACGGCCGGGCGACCGGCCGTTTTCGTATGGGCACCAAGACAGACATCATCAACGCCATGCTCTCGATGGCTGGCATGTCCTACTCCGACGGCATCGACATCGATCACCCGCTCGCATCGGCCGCCGAATCCCTGTACCAAACGAAGCTGAGGGAGCTTCTCGTCGCCAACGAAGGGCGCGGCTGGTGGTGGAACACGGACACGATCCAGCTCGAAGCCGACATCCACGGCCGCGTCTTCGTCCCGGCGTCGATTCTGCACCTTGATGTCGTGGAGCCGAAGGAGCACTGCGGCACGGTCCGGCGCGGCGAGTTCCTGTACGACCGCGAGCATGAGACGTTCGCCTTCCCGCTGGGGACCATGATCAAGGCCAGGGCGGCTGTCATGATGGACGCGGACGACACGCCGGTGGCGTTCCGCGAGGCCCTGCGATACGCATGCAAGGCGGCGTTTGCGGCCGGCCCGCTCGTGGACAACGCGGCCGCAGGCCGGGAGACGCAGCTCCTGCAAGAGGCCATGTACTCGCTGAGGCAGGACAACACGGCCCAGTCGCGGCCGAACATGATCAGCGGCCACGCCGGAGCCGTGGCGCGGTCGATTGCGTGGAGGTACGGGCGATGAGAACGGTATCGGGCGAGTACAAGCATCTGCAATACGGGCTGACCACGGCAAAGCGCGGATATCCTCCCGGGGCGCTGTCCGAGTGTGTCAACTTCGTTCCGAAACCCGGCGGCAGCCTGGCCCGCAGGCCCGGGGCGCGGCTCGTGAAGAGCTTCCCCATCGTCAGCGACGTGCTGGCAGGCCAGCCCATCACGGTCGGTGATCGGCATTGCATGTTCGCCGCGCCCGCGTCGTCCAGGATCACGACACTCATCAACGCGACCGACGGCGACGTGCAGTCGAGCGCGCACGGCATCGACGTTGGCGCCCTGTCGATGGCGAGCATCCGCCAACTGGACGACGTGTTCAACATCGGCCCCGGGGTCAGTATCGGGGAGTGGACGATTCTGCCGGCCGCCACCGGATCAGGGGCGCCAATCTCGATCCCCATCGTCTTCGACACCATCGACTTCTCGAACGTCACGAACCTTATCGCCATCCAGCCCATAGGCTTGCAGCAGTCCACCAAGTACGAATTTACGATCAGGTATCAGCCGAAGGGCGGCGGCGCGGAAATGACACGGCGCTTCTGGGTCAAGACCGCCGACCTTGAATATCCGGAGCAGCTCGACATCTCCGACATTCCGGCCATCGTCGGCAACGGGCAGGCGAACCCCAACTACTCGCAGGCCGTGTCTCAACGGCAAGCCGAACACTCGAAGGCGCGGGCGTCGTGGATCAAGAGTGTCACGTCAATCAACTCGGTGTACGGCTTTCTTGGCAGGGCCGTTCAAGTCGTTGGAGGGGATTCCAGCCCCGACTCTGGAGGGCTTGGCGGATTTGGCGGCGACGGCCCCGTCGGCGGCATGCAGGCATTCGCTTCAGGCCAATCGTTCATTATCAACGTTCCGTCCCAATACGAAATTCTTTCCGTGGACATTCCGCCCGGGTTCAAGCGGGCATGGAAGCAAGAGCAGTCCGTCGAGAACTTGCCGGCAAACAGCGTTGAAGGCCACGCTGTCCGGATTGGCCAGTCGGACACCGTGCTGGAGTACCGCGGCGGCATCTGGAAAGAGGTTCCGCGCATGTCGGTCTCCGGCGGCCTGTCTCTGGTGATGACGAAGGCCAGCGGCAACACGTTCTATTTCAACACCGTGCGCTACGGCGACATCGCCCCGACGCCGACGGCAGCGCCCGAGGCCATGGCCAATGCACTGAAGAACGCCGGCGCGCCGATCCGGACCATGTACATCAACGGGCGCTTCTGCGTCGTCTGCGAGCGCGCCATTCTGGCGTCGGCAGCCGACAAGCCGCTGAACTTCTTCCCGAAGGCAGCCGGCAACATCACGGCCGGCGACGGCGCCCCGGTGGAGATATCCAAGTCGTCGTCCGAGTACATCATCGATGCCGTGCCGTGCCGCTTGGGTGCATTCGTGCTCACCAACACGGGCGCCTACGTGGCCAACCTTGCCGACATCCGGTCCGTGTCGATCCAGAAGGTACGTGACGCATCGTTCCCGAGTGTCGCCACGCACCACATCCTGAACGTGAACGGGGCGGTATGGCACTACTGGCGTACCGCGGCCGATCAGGCGGTCCGGGTCTACACGGAAAGCAACTATGGCGGCGTGTGGACATCATCGGACCCGGTCCCGCACTACGACATGAGCAAGTCCCGCATCCCGTTCAGAACATCGATGGCTGCATCGTCGAGCGGCGATGCCGTGTACATCTCGATGGACAGGACCATAAAGACGTTCCGCGTTGGCGAGCACACGTCTGTCTTTGACATGAACATGAGCGTCGGGGACATCGCCGGGCTGTCCATGTCCGGGGATTCGCTGGTGATTTTCTCAAAGATCGTCGGCTATGGGTTTATCTCTGAATACTCCGAGTCGTCATCGAATCAGTATCTCGATCTGTGGTGCAGGACCAGCGACAAGCGCGCCCCGGTGTGGGCAAAGGCCGTCAACGGGGCCGGCATCTCAACCCCGAAGGAGTACATCGCAGGCATCCCGACAAACGCTGACATCGTGTTCGGCAACGCATACAAGTCGTCACTGACGCTCGCGCCACCCCAAGAAACCGACGTTGCTACGCCGCCGATCCGGTACACGTTCCGTGACGTTGAGGTCCACGTCAATAAGGCGCATGACTTCGTGATCAACACCGGGCAGAAGCCTCGGCAGTATTCGGACCCGTCTCCGGTCAAGGAGCGCGTCCGGTTCGCCGGCGACACGGCATGGCGCGCCCTGCACCACATCCACCGCCCGGGGCCGCAAAACGTTACGATACTGACCGGCGGGACGGCGTTCTCCGAGGGTCCGATGGAGATCACGCACGTCACCTATCGACTGTTTGTCTACAACGACGAGACACCTTCATCATGGGCCTGAAGATCGGCAGCCTTCTCGGGGGGTTATTCCCGGGCCTGCGAGCGCGGCAGGAAGCGAAGCGATACAACCAGATGGTCGAGGTCGCCGACCGCGTGGAGAACGCGCGGCGGTCCTACTCAAACAAGATGGCCGCCAACGAGGCGGCCTTCAACGCATGGCAGGCCAACGTCGCCACCGGGAAGATTGCCCGGAATCTGGGCGCCAACCTTGGCAACCTGTCGGCGGACTATTCCAGCCACAACACGGCCAAGCTGGTGCAGGACCTGTCGCAGCGCATGAGCGAGGGGCAGGCGCTGGGGGCGGCCTACGCCGAACAGGCCATGAACGGCACGGCAGGTACGGCACTGGCCAACCAGATCAACGCCAACACCAAGGACAGCATCGCGCTGCGGCGTGCGCAGAACGACGCCATGGACCTTGACGACGCCCGGCAGTACAAGGCCAGCACCCGGGAGCTTGTGTCTGCGGCCTTCGACAGCATGCCGACGAACATCTACGCGGCCAAGCTGGACAAGTCCGTGTCGAAGTCCCAGAAGATGAAGGTCGGCAGCGCACGGAATGCCGCCTTCCGGGACATCGGTTCCCTGGTGGCCGGCTACTTCGGCGGGGCAGTTGGATTTGGCGTGGCCCGCTCCATTCTTGGTCCTGGCAACAAAGAGGCCATGGCCCGGGCGGGCATGCAGTCCGCGCTGGATCGGATCTACGGCGGCAACGCGCCGCAGCTGTCCGGCGGGTCGAGTCCTGACCTGACCGGCCTTGTCGGCATGGCCGGCGCCTACTTCTCCGGTGGCAAGGGCGCCTTCTCTGGCGGCCGGTTCAACTGGGGCAGCGGCATGCAGTACGGCGCGCTGGGCGCTCGAAGCACCGGGTACCAAAACTTCTGGAAGCAGATGGGGAGATAACACATGGCATTCCGTTTCAGCACATACGAGCGGCAATCGAGCGGCCCGCGCGAGTCCCGGCTTGTCCAGAACGGCCCGACGCCGATCAGCGTGAACATGAACCAGGGGCAGGTGCTGCCCCCACAGGAGGACAGCTTCACTCGCGGTCTGTCCGGCGCCATGCAGATTTTCAACCGCTTTGCCCAGACGAAGGCCGCGCAGGAACTGCAAGACCGCAACCAGCGCGAGCTTCTGCAGGGCATGTCCATGGCCGCGCAGGGACAGGCTATCGACGAGATCGCCAACGGCCGCAGCAAGCTGGACAAGTTCTTCGGCAACACGAACCTGATGGAGGGGGCCAAGGCGTACTACACCGCCAACGAGGGCAACCGCGTCATCGAAGAGATTCAGAACGACATGGACGACATGTTCGCCCTGAATCCGGACGAAGCCCGGCAGAATATTCAGAACAAGATCAATGCGGTCAAGACGGGCGATGAAGCGACCGACATGCAGGTGCGGATGCAGATCATGAAGCACATCCCGCAACTGATGAAGACGCAGGCGAAGGGGCACTACGACTGGCAGCAGGAGCAGATGCTGCGCGTGCAGAGCAACTACATGCAAAGCAACGCCACCACGCTCGCCCGGCAACTGAAGCAGACAAGCCGCGACCCGTCCACGAACCCCAAGGACATCGGCGTCATGCTTCAGGACTTTGCGTCTGGCCTGATGCCTGTCGAGGGGCAGGACCGCACGGCGTGGGCCAAGAACGTGACGCAGAGCATCCAGCTTGCCGCCGAGCAGGCCGGCCGGCCGCGCACGTTCACGAAGTCCGACGGCACGGCCGTCACCGAGACCGGCGACCTGTGGACGCTGGAGCTTTACCGGCAGTCTGGCGTCATCGATGCACTGCCCGCCCAGCAGCAGAAGCAGGCACTGGACGCCATCGAGGCGGCCGAGAGCCGGTCACGCAAGAAGTTCGCGGAGGAGTTCAGCCATCCGCTTGCCGATCTTGCCGTCATGGCGACCGCACCCACCGAGGGCATGACGACGAAGCAGATCAACGCCGAGATTGACCGGCTCAACCGCGAGTACATGGAGAAGACCGGATCAAGCGTCCCACTGATCGATTCCGGCGAGCGCAAGGGGTATCTGGAACGGTCCATGCTGGCCATCACCCGCGAGCGCGAGAAGCGGATGGAGCGCGAGGATCGGATCAGGGAGAAGCAGCAGGAGCGTGCCGAGCGACGGGCCGAGCGTGCCGCAGCCCGGGCCGAGGCGAGAGCCGACAGAGAGGCAGCGCGCCGCGAGCGCGAGGCCATCGAGGAGGCCAAGGAGGCAGCCAAGATCAAGGCCGAGAACGACAAGGCCGCCTTCATCATCTCGGCCGGCCCGGACGCATGGCGTATGTCGAAACGAGGCTATGCGGTCAGCGAGCAGGACGTGCAGAACGTGGCGAACAAGATGCTCGACGACGTGGGAACGTTCGACGAGAAGCTTGCCATCATGAAGCGGTTCGACGGCAACGCGATCAGCGGCATGGCCTACGATCTTCAGCGGCAGGTTGAGAAGCTCGACAGCACGCCGGACTTTGTCATCAAGAACCCGGACACGGTTCTGGCCGTGGCTGACCGATTCAACAAGGTGCGTGCCGCACTCGGCCCGGACATGACAGAGCGGTACTACGGGAAGGACGCATATGCGCGTCTGTCCAACTTCTCGAAGGACTACGAGGTCACGAAGAACGCCAGCGCGGCATGGGCCAAGGTAGACGTGACATCGAAACGCGGCTTCTCGAACTACAAGGAAGCCAACGACGCGGCACAGGAGATCATCGACGACAAGCGGTCATCCTTCCTTGGCTTCGAGTGGGGCGAGACGGCGCATATCAGCGGCCCGAACGAAGCCATTCTCAAAAACGCGCTGGCTCGCGAAGTGGACAACGCGCTGCGGCTCACCAACGGGGACAAGGAATCGGCAAAGCGGATCGCCACGGATCGCGTCATGAACGCGCCCAACAGCGCGGTAATGCGCGTGGGTGATTTTGTCGTCGATGCCGGCGGGGTCAAGCCTGACGAGCGGATCACGTCCTATATCAGCAGCGCAGCCGTTCGCAAGGACGGCCGGGTCTCGATCCCGCCGGACGAGACCGCCGACGTGATCAACGAGGTACTGGAGCAGGAGTTCTACGGATGGGCCGGCAACCCCGCCAAGATCGACCAGACGAAGAACTGGTTCTTCAAGAACAAGGCGGCCGGGACGCAGATGACGCACCTGATCCACGACGGCAAGCCCGCCCTGATGGTGCAGGCGTTCGGCAACGATGACGCAGCCACGCCCGTGTCGTTTGTCATCACCGCTGATAGACTGGTCAAGCACTACAACGAGACGCGGATCAAGGGCAAGAAGACCATTGGCAAGCGCGTCAGTGAGACTATCGACGCAATCACTCCGGACTTCCTGAAATGACGGACGACATCAAGCGCAAGAACACCAACATCGATCCACGCGACGCATGGGAGCATGGGTTCGGCCCCATGCCGCAGATGCCGCGCTACAAGCCGGAGCCACGCGCCAAGAACGAGCGCACACGCGCCCCGCTGAAGTGGCCAAAGATGGCAGAGTTCGTCAATCCGGGGCTGCCGATGGATGATCCGCTGCCCACCGGCGACGCCCGGCAGACCGAGCTTACCCGGATCGAGGCCCAGAACCAGAACATCCAGGGCCGCATCCGCGACGAGCGCAACTCGCTGGACAACGCACTGGGCGGCGTCGCGCAGCAGTCGTTCATTGTTGACGCAATTAAATGGTTCGAGGACCGGCAGAAGGAGAAGGAGGACGCCGAGGACGGGCCGCCGGACCCCAACTTCAAGCCGCCACTGGAAGACCTGGACGGCAAGACCCGGGACCAGCAACTGTGGCTGATGGAGTCCAAGAACCAGCGCCAATACTTCAACCGCCTCGGCCAGCTTCAGGCATACGAGCAGGATGTCGGCGCGCTGTTCAACAAGGGCACGGTGTCCGGCATGGCGGCCACCGCCATCGGCACGCTGCCCGAGAACGCCCTTGCCGGCATGGCAGGTGGCGCAGGTGCCGCCACGTTCGCCCGCAACGTCGCTTTCCTTGCCCGCAACTCAAAGAACATCGCGCGCGCGGCAAACATCGGCCAGCTTGCATCCGGCGTGGCCACGACTGGATTCCAAGCCACCGTCAACCCGAACGTGACGGCAACTGATGTCGCCATCGGCGCGGCAATGGACTGGGCGTCTGCGAAATTCCCCCACGCGGTCGCAAACACGAGCGCCCGCGTGCGCGAGAAGGTCGGCGATATCGTGCAGTCCCGGCTTGAGAAGAAGGCAGCCGGCGAGACCGCAGACGCAGCACCGGACGCCCCGGCAGCGACGCCGGAGGCCAAGCCCGCCGACGCCCCCAAACCGGAAGCCACCAAGAAAGACGAAGCCAACAAGGAAGCCGACGAGTAACGCTGCCCTCAGAACGCCACCTTCACCGTCAGCCAGGCCGAGCGCGGGTCGCCCAGCACCACCATGTCTGGCTGTGACTCGGTGGCATAGAGGCGGTCGGTGAACTGGCGGTAGATGCGATTGACCCACGTGCCCAACTGATAACTCTCGCCGGTGTGGGGCAGGTGATCGAGTTCCAGCACAAGACGCGAGAGCACCCAGCCGCGTCGCTGCGTCTGCATGTAGGAGTAA